AGCCTAAGGTTGAATTTTATTTCTTTTGAAGCCATATATTTATTGAGTATAAAGTATCATATTTGCAAAATCAAAACCTATTGCGATATGGAAAGCGAAAAAAAGGAACATAAGGACTTTACATTTAAAGAAAAAGTAATAGCCGTGTGCCGATTTTTGTTTTGGTTGTCTGCATTAGTAAATATTTGCTTAATTGTATTTATATCATCAACGTATTGTTCAAATGAATTTATACAGGTAATGTTGGTTGCAGCGTTGGTTGTATGTTTCACTACAATGGGCATATTGGCGTTTTTTGACGAAGATTTCCGAGGCGGGGGAGGTTATTATTATTGATTTTTTTGCGATATGGAAAGCGAACAGAAACCAAAAGAGCGTGTACCCTTAAAAGAGATACAAGCCAAGAGAAAGAGAGCACGCATAGTGGGCAAATTTTGTGGTTATGCCTCGTTGGTGTTCTTTATAGATTTTATGTACTTCTTTTTCAAGCTGCAGCTATTAGGACGCTTGCATGGGGCAGCAGGGTACATAGTGGCCTCGCTGCTCGTTATAGCTATGGCATTTCACTTCGGCAAGGTGCGTGCGGTATATGTTTATCACCACACTTACAAGGTGATGCAGCAAAAGGTGATGCAGCAAAAGCTGCTGAGCAAGTTCAAAGAGCGAATGATAGCATTTAGCTACTTTGGCTGGTATTTTTCAACATTCATAATAGTTATACTAGGAACCGTTATTTGGGGCGCTGGTTGTGACTCTCCTTGGGTGGTATATCCATTTTTCGCACTGATAGTAGTAGCCTTCATAAGTTGCGTAATACTATCAGCCTTTACCGATGAGTTCGATTTTGGGCCATGCTATTACCCATGGTTCCCGCCTTATTATTAATCCTTCAACCCCTTCATCAAGCTAACAAGCCGCTCACGCGCCTCGTCTTTACCGACTGGTGGCACGTGGGCGGCTTGCGTTGTGTGTGAAGTGGCTTCGTTATTGTGCGGTAAAAAAACGAGTAACAACAAACAACAAAACCGCCAATTATCAAGCCTTTACAACTTAATAATCAGCGGTTTTCCTTATGTCGGGGCGACGGGATTCGAACCCACGACCCCCTGCTCCCAAAGCAGGTGCGCGATTGTGTATAATGTATTGATTATCATATACTTTTAGAATTTGGCTTTGTTTGCTGCTCACAAATAGCTCACAAAATGGGAGGAGGGGAATACAAAAAAAGTCCTTACACGGAGAGGGGTAAGGGCGTATGTTATATGCGTGCTGGGTTGCAAAAAGCCTCACACTTAATAGCATGAGGCTCTAACTTGCACCTATCAGCCATAGGTGGCTTGTGTATTAAAAAAGTAATGAATGGCTGATTACACTATCAGCGTGTCGTGAGTGCGCTCCACGCTCTGCACCACCTTGCACGCGCAACTGCTGTGCAAGATAACTGCACAGAAAATGACAATAAGAAAACTACAAATTCTATTCATTTTTACAGAATATATTTTGTTATTTGGAACATAATCGTTACCTTTGCATTGTTCTAATAATAAATCAGCGATGGTAAAATTTTCAGAGTTGTATAGGTTGTTAGAATCCAATGGTTGGAAAATCAAAAAAGGTTCGCGACATTTCAAATATGTTCATTCCGATTTTGATTTTTTCATACCCGTTGGCCGTCATAAATCAGCAGAGGTGCCTACTGGCACACTAAATTCTATATTGAGGGCGGCTGGGTTGAAACAACCTAAAAAGTAAAAGAACCATTGTTCTCCGCTCCATATAAAGTGGAGCGGTTCTTTCTATTAGAATAACCCCAAAATGCCAAGTAATATGAAACTTAATGCTGTTATTGAACGCGGGCAAGATGGCGGATTTGCCATCTGTGTTCGGGAAATGCCCTGGCTGCTTGGTTATGGCAAAACCGAATCAGAAGCAAAGGATGATTTTAACGATGTTTTCAAAGAACAAGTTGATTATTTCTTTGAGAGACACGGGAAACGCCCAGATTGGGAAAATGCTGAAATATCGTTTACATACGATTTGACTGCATTCTTCCTTGCCTTCCCATTTATCAACGCATCTGAATTTGCTCGTTTTGTTGGGCTTAACCCATCTTTAATGCGCAAATACAAGCAAGGACTTGCATCAGCATCAGACAAGCAATTGGACATTATCCAAAAAGGTTTAAACAAATTCGTTGACCACTTGAAATCTGTACAATTCTGATAGGCTGCAAACATTAAGCCACCATATGCAAAGATTTATTAGAACACTTAACTGCCTCACGTGTTTGCCGTGTGGCAGTTTCTTTTTTACACAAACTTGTCATACGCAAAGTGATTTACCCTATTAAGCCAGCCTTTTAAAAATTTCTTTTTTTGCGGATCAATCTCGTCTGGCTTTATGTCGCTGCGAGATGCCGCTATCTTTACACACTCAATCCTAATTTCTTGCAGTCTGTTCATTATAGTCCGAGTTTCTCTTTAATCTTATTCAGTAGTTCTCTGTCTGCTGCCGTCATCACACCAGCCTTTGCAGTTGTTGCTGCTGTGAGTGTAAGCACTTTGTTGCCACTTTCTGCAAAGTTTGTGTAGTTGACAATCACCTTGTCTGTAGTACTCTGCCCTTCTGCAAGATTGTGATTTAGGACGCGAGCAAACACATACTTATCCATCAGTCCGTCTTGGTTACGGTTTACCATATGGCATAGCAATACTTGACTATAATTGGTTTGTTCGGTGTCGTTGGCTGCACCCCAGTGCTTAAATCGAAGGAACAAGTTACGGTCAGTGTGCGTGTACGTCCATATCTTGCCACTCAATGCTGTATGCATTTAATCACTGCTTGCCGAATAAATGTAGTTCTTAGTTGTTCCTTGCGTACCACTCTGTGCGGTGGGTACATTCAATGCCGTGAGCAATTGTTGTAGTGTGATAGTTTGTGCATTGTCTGTGTCGGTCTGCCCAGCAACGACCAATCGCACGTCCAATCCGCTCACACTCGCTGCTGCTTGCAACTCGGCTAATGCTTCTGAGAGTTTTTTTGTTGCCATGTTATTTGTTTTTTGTATGTTTGTAATGGTTGTAATTTATGGTGCGCCTTCGGGCGCGCTTTTTTATCATTCGGCAAGTGGGTCGGGCTTAATTACTGGTGGGGTAACATCGGTACTTATCTGCCACCCATTACCAGGCTTTAGCGTACTATTGAACTTTATATTAAATAAAGCACCGTCATATTCCCAATAGAATTGTCCGTCAGACCCGACACACATCGTAAGGATCACCATGCCTATGCCTAATTGTAGAGAGGCCGTGGAGTCTGTTTCACCTTTTTTGAAAAAGCGGCCGTACAACGTAAAACCCTTGCCAAGTTCTTCACTATCTTTCATGTTGTTATAAATAATAAACTTGCAGCCGACAAGCGAGAGCGCTTGCTGAATGTCTTCGTCCGTACTGCCATAAGGTGGTAGCTGCCAACGTCGATAATATTTTGTTACTTTAATCTTCGTATCAGCGGTGCTTTCGTCTACCGTCACCGTTTCGGGCAAACTATTGACATAGATAATGGTCGATAGATTAGGGATAATGGGGTATACGTACTTATTGTAGTTTTTAGTTGTCGAGCCTGTAACATCATGCGTTCTCAATCCGAGATAGTTATTATAGTTAGTAGTATCTATAGTAGTTACCGAGTTAAGCTGCATACCCGTTGTTATGCCGTTAAATACACCTTGGTCAGCATATATTGTGCCCTTGAATATTCCTTCATCGGCATACACCTTGCCTTTGAAGTAGTATTGTTGGTGTACTGGGTCGATTGCTACTTTCAGAATATTGTGGTCTAAGGCGTACAGTCCTACGACCGTATTGCCACCTATCTGCAATCCGTCGGAAGACATCATGCACCCTGTGTAAGTGCCGTCAATCTCTTTTCGGCCGAAGAACGCGTTACCACTTGCTATGTAGTTGTCACCGCTCATGGTATAGCCATTGAAGGCTTTCATCCAATCGGGCAATGAGACTGCTTTCTTGTCCATTTCGTTTAAGCACCAATCCGAAGCGTTTTTGCCCACTTCGAGCTTTACTTGATTGATAGCGATGAAGTCACCGCTCGTGCCTATTGTTGCTCTGAATAGTAAGAGCGGACTGGCATAAGAACCGTCAGGGCGTACGCGGAAGGTGTAGATGTGGCGCACCCATTCTGATGTTAGCTGCCACGTGTGGCGCCCGTCATTGTAGAAAGCCGTTTCCTTCACTCCGTCTGCTAATGGCATATCTGCGCTTGCATCAGACAAGACGCATCCTCCATAATCATATACGTATGTGTTGATACTACCTGAGCCACGTGCGTAGAAAGATAGCGTGTACCATTGTCCCGACATGATTATTGAGCCTAACGATTGCGAATAAAAGTCAAACTCGCGTTCGCTGCTTCGCCATGCGCACAAAGAGTTGATGCCACAGAACGTCTCCATGTTGGACGGTGTCGCCATGCGAATAAGCTGCGCATCATTCTGAATGTAGCCGTCAGCTGTTAATGCTGATCCACCTCCGTACGGTCTACCCAATGTGACCATAGAAATGTCTGCTTGCGAGCCACTTGTTAAACGTACCAACACGTATTTTGTACCGCTAAGGCTTGACTTCGTGCAGAATGCGATGTAATGTCGTCTCCACGTTGAGGTCAATGCAAATGCAGCACTTGCGTCACTTGGAGAGCCTTTTGCCTTTCCGTCAACGTAGATTGTTTGCTCGTTCGTGTCGGGATAACAATATACAGTGGCAGTACCTGTGCCTCGCATTGTAATGCCTATAACGTACCATGTCGAAGGGTTGAGCAACTTTGTTACATCATATTGGAATATGTCCGTCTGCGTTGATACAGAAGCCGAGAGCATATCCGTATCACCAACCGCTGCTCCCTCGTTCAGCGTGCCGTTAATCGTGGCGAGCGATGAGCGGAAATTGAGCCACGTGCCAGCGTAGTTCTCTGCCCTTGGTGCGAAGTCGGTATGCACGAGAAGGTTGCTATGTAGGCTTATTCCGTCTGCTCCGTCATTGCCGTCTTTACCGTTCGTACCATTCCAAACGACTGGAATGGTCTTTTGTGCTACTTCGACTTCGCTGACAAATAACTTAAACTCAATACGTGTCGCGTGTAGATAATCAATCGTTACCGTATTTCCTGTGCCTTCTTTTTGTATCGTAGTACCGTCAGATCTATATATGGCCCACTTCATTTTACCTCCTGTAAACTTCTTTGAGGTTAGGCCTTCCGTGCGGTATGCTTCAACGGTAATGGTCTTTGTACTGTAAGAAGGTGAAGTAGTAGGACTTTGTTTTGTTCTTGTTATAGACCCAACAGGGGCGAGAATGTAGTAGGCTGCTCCGTCATCACCTCGTGACCCAATATGGCCTCGTGGGCCAATAGGGCCTTGCGGGCCAATAGGGCCTCGTGGGCCAATAGGGCCTTGCGGGCCAATAGGGCCTTGCGGGCCAGAAGGGCCTTGCGGTCCGTTAACACCGTCCTTGCCTACGAAGCCAATCAGCTCTGTCGTTTCAGTGCCGTCGGGATAAAATGTGCGTTTCCAAATGTACTTACCTTGCGCCACGTCAGTAGGGAACGTACTGCTCCAATCATGATTAGGCGCGCTCGTGCCATTATCACTAACGGCCCATTTGTAGGTCGTTTGGCTCTGTGGCCCCCATTTGATCGTTACATTGTTTCCTATTGTCACTGTTCCTTTGCCGTTGTATTCGATAGCCCCTTGTCCGAGCGAAAACGAACCGTCAGGGTTGAGGCTGTAGTGAGTGGTACGTCCGTCGGGTGAGAGAGAGATGATTTGCCCATTCTTCGCGTAAAGGCCAAAGCCACCTGTGGGGAGGTAGCCGCCAAGGCGACAAGCGAGACAACCGACAAAGCTCTTGGAGGTGATACCAGTGAGTAAGTCGATAGCAGGTTGCCCCGTGCCGTTGGCGTGAATGTAAATGGCGCTTTGGCGTGTGGGGTCGGTAGCGTTGCCGTATTGTACCAACTCGTCGCCTACTTCGGGGAGTACCATTTGTCCTGCAATGGGGGCGTTGCTATTGTCGGCAAGGAGCATGGACGTGCCGTCGTCGGCAGTAATGAGGGCGGAGAGGTCGTCTGTTACGAGTTGGGCTACTTGCGCGGGAACATCTTGCACGACGTGGTCGTAAGCGTTGACCTCGCCCGCATGAGGTTCGACAATGGCGGCATCGAACTCCGACCTATTAATGGCCAACACATTGTCGTGGCCGCCTGCTGTGCTGCCTATGAAGCTAACTCTTACCCAATAGCCGCGAGCGCCATTCGATGTCCAGCGTTGGCAACGTATGAAGTCGTTCGCTTGGAAACCTCCGTAGCCGTGCGTGTCGTCCCCCTCTAATACTAAGTAATAGTTCGTAGCGTCCCCATCTACGCTCTTCACGCGGCCGCATGCTTGACTGATACCCAGTGCGCCACAAATGGCACGTATCTTTTCGATGACGAGTTCAAAGGCCGTGAGCCTTCCGCGAATGCGGAGGTTGTCAGCCTCCACGTAAGTCTGACCGTCCTCGGCCGTTTGTGCAGCCCACCCACTGCCCGCGAAGCCATTGCTCACGAAGTCGGGACTTTGTGCTGAGGCTTCGAAGTTGGTAGCCTTGCGGAAGGTGACGCTCCCCTCGGCCGTGTCGTCGTGTTGGCGGCTTAGGTAACGCTCGTCAGCCGTACCCCATTGCGTAAGGTCGTCGGCCGTGGCAGCATGATCGGCCGTGGCTGCATGATCGGCTTCGGTGGCATGGGCCGCGTTGTCAGCATTCGTGGCGTCGTCGGCCGTGGTGGCGTGGTCGGCTGAGGCAGCCTCATCGGCAAATCCTGCCTTCACCTTGGTACGGACGGTTTCGCCCGTGTCGGTGTCGGTACTATCCAGATAGAGGTAGCCGTCGGCAGGAGCAGCGTCCAGCTGATTAAGCGTGTCGAGATTGGGGTGCATGTGTGCATCGGCCGAGGGAGTACTGCCTCCGCTGCTTATGGAAGCCCCACCGCCACCGCTGCTTGTGGCTGAGGCCTCAGCGTTATTGCCTTTGCGCGCTCTGCGTGGCGTGGCTGTAACGTATCGTGTTTTAACTTTATAGTCCATAGCCTTAGTTGTTGTTATTTAATGATTTCTTTGTTCCATTCCTCGGGTTCAAGCCTTACTAATTTAATATTACTCGTACCGTCGTAGGCGCTGAGCACCTCACTTTTCATCATAAAGAGGTCCTCACTCGGCATAGCGCGGTCGGTGAAGAGCTGTAGCGGTGAGAGCGGAGTAATGGCCTCTCCCTCAAGCGTAGGTACGCGGTGTCCATACTGGCTAAAGAGCAGCCCTAACAAGTCGTACTCAATCAGCCAAGGCGCAGACGTGTTGGTGCGACGTAGGAAACATCGTTGAGGAATATCCGTCAGCCCAGAGCCAGAGGGCGCAAACGAATACCACATTTTGTAGGCGCCTCGTGCCGTCACCCCCAAGTCACTCCCAAAGGCTGTGCCGCAAATGGTGTCAATCTTTATCTCGTCCTTTGCGTTCGCGTTTATCCATGCGCTGTATTCGGCATCACTCTTCTCCACCGCTTCAGCGATGAGGCCTTGTACTATCTCCAACTTCGGGAACTTGTAAAGCCACCACCTTTGCGTCCAATTCATACGTTGCCCTCGTTTAGAGGTTTGCGTACTAATACACACGTCGCGCAATCCGTTCGGGTCGGGCAACGACTTGTCGAGTTGGCACGTCTGAGGATTGGTAATGGGGTATTCCTTCCCCTTCCCGTCCCTATCGTCGAATATGATGCAGCCTGTATAAATGGTCAACTCTAAGTACCCCGCAGTGTTCGGCAGGGGAATAATTTCGCCCTCCGTGGCGTATTGTTCTATAGATCGTTCGTGGTTAAGGTGGTGTGTGTGGTTCTTCGACCACCCTTGAATGCCGCTCTCCTCCTTTATGCTATCACTCTTAGAGTTGGCATAGTAGAGGAGGTAAGAGGGCGCATGCGTGAAGTATTTCGTATCGTCGTATCCAACCGCTCTCCAACCACATTCGGTATCGGTGCCAGATCCTTTGGCCTGATATTGTGCTATGGCCTTGCCATTGCCGTCAAACAAGACGAGCGAGAAAGGAATGTAGCAGTAAGCCTCGCGCACCTTACACCAATTAAAGTTATCCTTTTCGTTCCCTTCGTCCTCAGCATCGGCAAAGGGGTTGAGGCGAGGGTCAATCATCATCTCCATAGTGAGGCGAATATAAGAGCGCATCACATCTTCTGATACTTGATTTTGGGCCGCAGGGCAGTACACACGAGGGAAACGCATCAGCACTTCGTCCGACTTCCCCGATAGGTCGTTGAAGGCACGCGTAATCACGTTTTCGTATTTAATTACTTCTTCATAGGCATAAAGACCTTTAAGCAGTGGCGATTGTTGCCCATTTAACGTGAGGGTATTGCGCGGCACACATTGCGTTAATGCCAGCCACGCAAGGCCCTCACACGCTGCGCCTCCCGTACCCGTCTTCACCATTTTGAAGTAATGCGCATCGGGGTGCTTTTGTGTAAGGCCAGTGGCTACACTATCAGAGGCCGAATGGAAAAACTTGCTTATCTCGTATGTTATGTACCCAGGGGCAAACTTGTTAAACACGCGGCCCGAATATATCAGTCGGTCTTGGTCTATTGTTACGCTGTTGTCGCTCAGCAGGTCACCACCCGTGTAGGGCGAGAACTTAACGACGGCCGCTTGCGCCAACTTATCTACCGATAGCGTTTGCTCCGTAGCGTCCCACGTGATTTCTTCTACCTTGGGTGGATTATTGCGCAGCGCATTCAAGTCGTACACCATGATCTTGCCCGCACGCTGCACGATGCGCAAAGCAAGCGGTTGCAGCACACCGTTCAACACTTCGTCAAGCGTTGAGGCTTCACCGTCCTCATCGTAGAAGTTGGCAGCATCAACGTATAGGCGTGTAAGGTCACAATGCTCCCAATGCTCCAATAGCACGTAGCCGTTCATCTCTAACGACGTAAACACCTCTACTGGCACTGCGCTGAGGCCCACCTGTTCAAGGCAATAGTCGATGTAGTGGCGCACTGACTTAATGCCCCCCGCTTCGCCATACTTTAGGCGCTGCATGTGGCCGAAGTCAGTAAAGGTGAGTGTGACGGTGTAGTCCTTCTCCGATTGGTAAGGCTCTTCGTACGTCTCACAGTCGAGGCCACCCACCCAAAAGAGCGCATCGTCAAGGTAGACGTGTGCCATTACATTGCCTGGACTGATTTGGAAGAGGTCCGTAAACGTGCGGTCAGCAGGACTCACGATGTTGATCGTGAGCGTTGCGCCACAAGTGGTTTCGTACTTTTCGCGTTCCTCCCATTCTAATTCAAGTGGCGTGTCGGCATCAAACGTGAGGCTACCAACGGAAGTGAAAGGCGCATTGGCCGCTTGCCATATTTCGACCCTCCACGTTTGGCCCTTGCAGTTAACAAAACTGCCAGCGTATCTTTTGTAAAGCATGATGCTAATGTGTTAATGTGTTAATGTGCTAATGTGTTAATGTGCTAATGTGTTAATGTGCTAATGTGTTAATGTGCTAATGTGTTAATGTGGGAATGTGCTAATGTGGGAATGTGCTAATGAGTGGCGCAGCCATTAGCATATTAACACATTAGCATATTAGCATATTCCCCCTATGCTCTTGAAGTAATTTTGTTTCGTTTATCGGTAATGAGTTGCAAGTCGCGTCCGCTGATGCGTCCACTCACATTCACGTCGACGCGCTGCGCACCAAAGCTATTGCGTAAGGCCGCGAGGTTGAGGCTCGGCACCATGCTTGAAGGCGTTGTGTACTGCGGAGCTGAGGCCAAGGGCGCTTGCACCATGCGCCATAGCTGCAACTGCTGGCGACGGTTGATAATCATCTCGCCCGAGTTGACATTGGCCGTCAATCGGTCGCCCGAATAGCTGCCGCCCGGTATGATACCACCATGCGCGTAGCTGCCGCTCGTGGCCGACTTGATAGAGGCTATCATCGTCAGCAACGTAGCCAATCCTGTAGCGGCAAAGGCTATCCACCCGAAGGGCGTAAGCTTACTTGCATCTTTCGAAGCCTCAGCGTAGCCCAACACCATCGTAGCAATGGCTTGTGCGATCGTACCCGCAATGTTGATTACAGGTTCTTGCACCTGTGAACCTAATTGCGCGATGCTGCTGCCCAACTGCTGAATGCTCTGTGCGCCCTCGCGCATCTTGCCCGTACCCTTTTCAACGCTCGTCGTGTCAAACTCCACGGTGATAGGCTTCAATTTCAGCGAAGCGAGTACTTTGTTGATGTCGTCCACCTGCTTCTGTGCCTCCTCCTTACTGATGAGGCCAATGTCGTAGTCGTTCTTGACGCGCGATGCCTTCGTCTGCGCGTTGGCATACGACTTGCGCTTATCGCTTACTGAGCCAGTCTGCGTGTACTGCGGTTCTACCTCCGCTTCAATCGTTAGTCGGCCGTTCGTCGCCTCATTGATTTGCGCTTGCAGCGCGTCCACCTTCGTCATGGCGTCGACCTTAGCCTCCACGGTCACGGCATTGTCGAAGTCCGTTTGAGCCGCGCGGAGTTGGTCCTGCAAAGCCTCAAGCGTAGTTTTCACCTCTGGCGCGTCAGGCTTCTCAATTCCCACCTTTACGGCCAACTCCTTGCGCTCTCCCTCCAATCGTGTAGCCTCAGCCATAGCCTTCTTCGCAGCATCGAGGTTGTTAGTGCTTTGCGCCAATTCCTTCTGCTTGCTAATCTCCTTGTCGTACCATTCAATGCTCTTCTCGTCGTAGGTGGGGGCGTTGTCGGTTTTGGTGGGGGTGTGAGTAGGGGTATGAGTTGGCTTGTTTGTGGTCGTGGTGGTTTGTGCGGGTGGCGTGTAGGCTGGCCTTTCGATAGTTTCGGCATTACCCGTTAGCGCATTATGAAGCGCAGAAGTATAGCCACGTTTTCCCGCCATAGCGAACACGGCATCCTTTCGTTGCGTCAAGTCGTTGACGCGTCCAAGGTTGTAGTCACGGTCCTTTTGCACGTTGTTCTGAAATCCCTTGGCGCGTGCGTTGGCCTTATCTATTTGCATGTTCTCTGCTATCTGTTGTGCCGTGAGTGGTGTCCCGTCCACCTTATACGTTTCGGGGCGTGTGATGTCGATAGCGCCACCGTGGCGTCGCTTGTTGCGCTCGTTGATGTTGCCTTGATAAGCGTAGATGCGGTCTTGGTCCTCGTTGGCCTTTAGTTGGAACGTGATGATTTGCTTGTTTAAGTCCTTCACCATGTCGGCTGCAGCCTCAGCCCAAGCCAATTCGTCCAGCTTCTTAATATACTTATCAATCGCTTCCGCATTCTTCTCGTATATCGAGCCGTCCTTACTGATTTGTGCGTGATAGGAAGGAATGATACTTTGCAATCGCTTAATCGCACTCATGCGCTCCGCGTATTCCGCATTGCTGTTGTGAATGATCTGCGTAAGTGCCGCGATGCGCGCTTTCTCGTCGGCATACTTATCGGCCGCATTCTTCTGAATGCTGTTCAGCGCCTCGCGGTTTCGCTCTGCCTGAGTGGTGGCACGTCGGTTCTCCTTTAGCGCATCAGTATTGTCTTCAATAGCTTCGGTCGACTTGTCGAAATAGCCTATCACTTTCTCAACCACAAAGCCCAAAGCCGCAATGGCGATGCCGACACCTGTCGAAGCCAACAACCCACGAATAGCTACTTTTGCCACGTTGGCACTCACGCCCAAGGCTACCAAAGCACCACTGAGTACACGTGTAGTGGTGGCACTTACTAAACAAGCAACGCGCCAGGCGGCTTGGGCTAAGGTCATTGCTTTCGTGCGCACAATTACTAAAAGTTCTTTTACGTGTAGTGCGTGCATCACCCATGTTAATGCCTTAACAACGCCTGTCGCCGCAATGGCTATAGACTTGAAAGCGTTAAGTGCTAAACCAAATTGGGCAATAAAATTAATGGCTGGAGAGACCCATTTTGCACCAGTTGCAATTGCATCATAAATATAAGAGAACCGATGTTTAAGCAGTAAGAGTTTTGCCCCACCTGTATTTGCCATAGTGCCGAAAGCACCTTCTATCGTGCCAGCACTGTCCTTCATAGCCTCAGCATTTTCGGCAAATTTGTCCTTTTGCTGAGTTGTAAGTTGCCCAATGGCGCGTAGGCTTTCGGCTGATCCGAATAGTTTTGCATACACCTCTTTCGACAACATACCCGAACTTTGTGCATACCCCTTCACGCTCGCATCGAGTTGTGTGAGGAACTGACGGAAGCCGCCCGCGCTCTTAATGGCTGCTGCGTTAAACTCGATGCCCATTTCTTGTGCCATTTTCGTAGCCTCAGAAGAGGGCTTAACCAAGGCCGTAAACACGGCCGCCAACTGTGTGCTGACTTCGGCCGTTTTACCTGTAACGCCTGTAAGCGAGGCAAAGGTGGCCATAAGTTCGTCAACGCCCACACCCAACGTGGCCGCATCACCCGACACACGAGGCAAGGCTTGCGCCATTTCTTCAAACGACGTTACACCATTCTTGGCCGTCAACTGTATCTTGTCTTGAATGGCGGTAGCGTCTTTCCACGATAGGCCGTAGCTCTTTATTAACGTAGAAGTAACCTTAACGACTTCGCCCAAGTCGGCCACACCGCCCACACTCGCTTTGGCCGAAGCTCGCAGGTAGTCTATCCAGTTGTCTTCGGGTACGCCATTGCTGATTACTTGATAAAGGCCGTTTGCAAGTTCGTCACGCGTGAGTGGAATCTCTTTCGACAAGTCGGTCACGCTATCTTTCAGCGCGGCAAAGTCCTTGCCCCCTTTGCCCGCCATAGTGTTGGCTATGGCCATAGATTTGGCAAAAGCGGAACTTTCAGTTGTGAGACCTTGTAGAGTTTCCTTTAGCGCATTTATAGCTCCAAATGATTGGTTTATCCCTGTAAGAGATTTATTAAGTTTCTCTCTAAAAGACTCACTTAACTTTTCGGCTTCTACTTTAGTTCCGCTTAAAGCTCCCTTTAGGTTTTTTGCCGTTGTTACCGCACTCACCAATTGCTCCTTACCGTCAATAGCGAGCCGAAGATTGAATTTTATTTCTTTTGAAGCCATATATTTATTGAGTTTTACTTGGTTGGTAAATTATAAAGTCACACCTTTGCGGAAACTAATGCCTATTGCGATATGAAAAGCGAACAGAAACTCAAAGAGCGCGTACCCCTAAAGGAAATACAAGCGAAGAGAGAGCGCGCACGCATAGTGGCCCGCTTTTGTGGCTATGCTTCGTTGGTGTTCTTTATAGAATTTGTATACTTTTTTTTCAAGCTGCAACTATCAGGGCGCTTGCATGGGGCGGCAGGATACATACTGACCTCGTTGTTTGTTATAGCCATAGCTTTCCATTTTGGCAAGATGCGTTCCGTTTATGTTTATCACAATACTTATAAGGTGATGCAACATAAAGCAGCAAGCAAACGTAAAAAGCAGTTTATAACATGGTGGCGTATCGCTTGGGACCTATCAGTACCAGTCATGATATTGTCGTATAGTTCAATCTGGTGGACAGAAGGTGTTTATCATTGGCTTTTCTCTTTGTTTTATATTTCGATTATTGTAGTAGCTATAAGTTATATCGTTCTATCCATCTTTACCGACGACTTTGACCCTGATACCTGCTATTATCCTTGGTATGATCCTTGGTATTATCCTTGGCACTATCCATTCAATAATTCATCAGACGATTGATCCCGTAGTCCCTTCATCAAGCTAACAAGCCGCTCACGCGCCTCGTCTTTACCGACTGGTGGCACGTGGGCGGCTTGCGTTGTTTGAGTCTGGTCGTTGTCCCAAGGCAAGGGCAATAGCGTGTCGGGGGTTAGGCGGTTCTTTACGTGTGGTTGAATGGTAATGGTGGCGAGCATACGCATACGTTCCCACCCGTCGTGCATGACCATTTCGTGGCTTGTAGCGTAGCTATCGGCCACGGCCGTCCATTCCTCAGGCGTAAGCCCTTGCCAGTCGCGCAGCGTAAGCCCCACCGCCCCCAGTGCAAAGCCTAATTGCTCGGTGATGCAGAAGGACTTTTTTTTTCGCCTTCGGTCGTGGCCTCAGCCTCAGCCGCCTCCGCTTGCATCGCGGCCGTCCATTGGTTTAGCTCGTCGGGACTGATGAGGTCGGCAAACTCCTCCAGCGTGAAGTTAAACTCAATGCCGTCAGCCGCTGACGCTGATGCCGTGCAGCAGTAGAGAAACGTAAGCAAGTCGGTGAGGTCGTTCGTCATCTCAGTAGCCTCACGTCCTGTTTCGCGCTTAAAGCGCAAGAATGCTCCCATTGTCTGGCGACATGGGAAACCCATAATCTTCATTTCGCGTCGTGCGGTGGCTATTGTGCTGCCTTTCTTTTGTGGTGTCATAGTGGTGAGTGTATTTCTATTGTTATTCCTTTATTTGTCGGTTGGCTATAATCAAGATGAGAGCCACGGCCAGAAGGGCCAGTGCGGCCCACACGTTCCACGTGCGGCCGCGCGTGTGTAGGTCGGTTCTAAGCGTCTTGACGGTTGATTGTAGTTGCGTGTTGGCCGTCTGGAGTCGTTCGGCCTCAGCCTGATAGTATATGCAGAGCCGCTGCAGGCTATCGCAGCCGCCCTCGATGATGATAGAAGCGGGCCGTCCCTTCTCATCGCGCTTTAGGCTCGCCTTCAAGTGGGCGCGTCCACTCGCGGCCGTAAAGCTCGCCCCCTCTGGTAAGGAGAGAAGGGTGGAGTCGAGCCTCAGCTCAAGGCGTGTAGTGTCAGCCCTTATCGGTTGCGTCCAAAGAGCGGTTGTCGTCCGTTCGTGCTGTGTCACGCTGTCTGTAGTCAGTACGTCTTGACTTTGCGCGACTTGTCGCGTTGCCTTCGTCGTCGAGCGACAACTCGTCACTAACAGGACAGTTGCTGCTATGAGGGCAACGCTGAATAGCTTGAATGGCACGTGTAAGGCGGTTGAGCGCATAACGTATGCGCTTATTCTCTTCGCCCAGTGCGTCCATTTTCTTTGTACTTCCATCTACTTTCTTTTGCGTTTCTAATAGTTCGCGGCTCACGTCTTCATACATGAGCTTATACGTATCGTGTACGCTCTTGGCCGTATCGGCCTTGCGCGCGCTGCGGTTGGCAAACCATGCTATGGCGGCACCAATGCCCCCCGAAGGTATTGCCCATTGGATTATTTGTAAGATAGTGTCCGCCATTCTTCCTTTCTTATAAGTTTACTCCAATCTCGTTGAGCCACTTCTTTACGTCGAACGAAGGACAAGCCTTACTGGGGTTCAATTGATTGTGGCCTACGATTTGGACCGTAGGGAAGCGGCGGTGGAAGTCCTTGACGTAGGCTTCAAGGGCGGTGCGTTGTGCAGCGGTGCGTGTGTCCTTCGGCCTCATCTGCCTATCGCAGCCGCCCGCGTAGACGATGTGACGCGATGTGGAGTTGTAGCCGCTTGCGCCATTGGTCACCTCCCAAGGGTCGACGATCAAGTCTTCATTATTCTTAACGAGCCGTTCTACGCGGCCGTCGAGGTGGACGAGGTCGGTATATCCTACCTGCTTCCAACCATGACCTCCTTTGCTCACGGGGTCGCAGTGCCAGTGGCGTATGTCGGCCGCTGTCACCTCACGACCCTCAGGAGTGGCGGTGCAGTGGATTACGAGACGTTTTAGTTGCATAGGGTTAATGTGCTAATGTGGTAATGTGCTAATGCGTTAATGTGCTAATGCGTTAATGTGCCAATGTGGTGAATGTGCTAATGTGGGAATGTGGTGAATGTGCTAATGTGCCAATGTGGAAATGTGCTAATGAGTGGCGCAGCCATTAGCATATTAACACATTAGCATATTAACACATTAACTACTACTCATGTGTTAATGTGCTAATGTGTTAATGAGTGGCGCAGCCATTAGCATATTAACACATTAGCATATTAACACATTTATTTAGTCTGCGCTGCAGCAGCGGCCTTCATACCAGGGAACTTAGTAGGCATGCCCGCGTTCTCGAGGTTAACGCTATACGTAGCGTCGTCCTGCGCTGGAGCGTCCTCTTCGATAGAGGTGATCACAAACTTACCTTCGAGGTAAGGAATTTGCGTACCTGTCTTGCCGTCGCCACGTGGGAAGCACTTCACGTCAACGGCCTTACCTACGCCCCAAGAAGCAGAAATCTCGGTGAAGCCGCTCTCTGTCTCATCGTAGAAGCGGAGGCCGTCGGCACTAATTGTGATAGAAAGTCCTGTAACGCTCTTGTCCTTCCAAAGTCCTGCACCCGCGCCTTGCGTTGCTACAGGCTTCACGGCTCTCTCCTTTGTTTCAGAGTTGTACGTTACTTTGTGGCTTGAACAGTGACCCACGGCTTTGCCGTCTATTGAGAGCAAGAGGTCACTACCATTGATATAACCAGTGTTTGCCATAATGAGTTATGAGTTTAATGAGTTAATGAGTTTAATTAGTTTAATGAGTTTAATGAGTTTAATTAGTTTAATGAGTTTAATAGGTTTAATGGGTTTAATGAGTTAATACTTGCGCCATGTCTTAAGGCTTTTGCCCTTACAGGGCGCGACTGCTCCAACGTGTGATACCCAGGGTGTCGCTTCGCTTGCCCTGGGCTATGTGCTCCATTGGGCTTTCAGCCCGCCCTTGCTAAATCCGAAACTTATTAAACTCACTAAACTTATTAAACTCATTAAACTGAACTCACTTCTTCGCCGCCTTATCGACGTTGCGCTCGAAGTCAGTCCAGAGGCGCTGCTCGATGCCAGCTGCTTCGGTCTGCTCGGTCATGGCGAGAAACTTATACGGAGACATACGCCCTGTGCTATGGCCTGAGCGGCTATAGTCGCGCCACTTCTTCTGAGCGAAGCGGCCCTGGCGATATTGCGCGCTGCCCTTGCGACGGCCCACGTTGCGCTGTTTCGTACCTTCCTCGGCAAATAGGAGTACAGGCTTCTGCTTGCCCTGGCGGTTGGTATGGATGCCCTTCTTCGCTCCGTGGGGCTTAACGCTCACCATAAAGCCTGTGCCGTAGCGCTTGGGGTAGATGCGAGCGTAGACGCCCTTGTCCACCCCCGTCTTGGCCGAGAGACCCGAAGTGCGTACCCTCGTCTGTGCGGCCTTTTTCAAGCGATTGGCCTCGCGCCTCATCGAAGCGGCAATGGCCTTGCGCTGCTCCTTAGGCGAGAGGCTGGCGTAAAGCTTTGCCAATTCGCGCTGGAAGGTCTGCAGCGCTTTCTCGTTGTCGTTATCCATTAGCAACGGAGTTTAAAGGAGAGCGACTGCAAGTAAGCATCGTCCGTCCACGACTCAGCGGCATCGACTAAGTAAGACGAACGGACGGTTAATCCTGCCGAGGTGGTAATGCTCACGTTGTCAAGCGCTTCGCGTACGGCCTCAGCCAAAGCCACAGAACCATTGTAAGTAGCGGCATAACAATCCACTACGATTGTGGCCGTATCGGCACTTTGAGCATGTTTGGCAACGGCCGTTTCGAGGGCCTCGCGATGATAGCAGACGTAAGGAAGCACGGCCTCATCTGTCACGACGGGAAATACTTTCGTTACTTTATTAGCTAACCTTTCGCTCAGCACCTCGTAGACGGCAGTGCCTGCGCTTAATACTGTTTTCATAAGCGGAGTATCGTCTTTAAGCATCACACGTTGACGCGCTGACAGAGGAGCGAAAGCATTCCCTTACTGCGGTTAGGCTCAATGGCCATAACGGTGTAGAGATGTTCGCCCATGAGCTGCACGCGCCACCCCTCACCAATGGGGTGAACATCGCGTATGCGGAAGGTCACGGTGTAAGCGGCAAAGTGTTCGCCCACCTCTTCGCTCCGATTGCCCGCCCACTTGACGCGCTCGGCCCAGATTATCCGGGTCGGGCTGTAAGTGGTTTGCTCTTCGCCGTATTCGTTCGTTGTCTGAACGGGGCGAAAGAGTTGTAAGTGATATCTCATTCCTCCCGCACGCATAGTCTTCTGTATTGTTTGATGATAGATGAAGCGCCCCACGGAATCTCACTGTACTGCTGCGGAGCATCGTTTTCGCGGTGGTCGTAAGCCGAGCCTCCTACCAACAGAATAGCTTGCACCAAGGGGGCGGGCAGTGACCCACCGCCCATTAGCTTTAGCTCATCGAGTGTGCGGTTTGTAGCGCGCACCACTGAAGCCTCAGCGGCATCAAGGCATTGCTGTAGGTAGTCGTCGTCGTCGCTAAAATCATCTGCGCGAACGTGTTTTTTAAATAGGGATAGGGCTACTTCTGACATAATATGAATGTGTGCTTAGTCTCTAAAGATTACTATTTCCATGACTTATCATTACAAACGTGGCTCTCTCTGCGCTCCGTTACCCATCACCGAGAAGTTGAAAACCCCTCACCGAGAAGTCAGAAACCCATCATCGAGAGGTAGAGAGCGCATCGCAGAGCGCGTCTCTTACGACATTGCGTACTGTGCTTGCTCTTGCAGTTGCTTGTTGAGCGTGCTTGAGGGGAGGAAAGCGACGTGGAGCGAGCGAATGTTCTTCGCGCTTACGTCGTCTTTACTTACCTCGCCCCCTTTTGAGCGCAATGTCGTGCGGAATGTGCCAAGTGAGCCGAGCTTTACCATACCGCCACTTTGTAGTTTTTCGGCAATGGCCTCTTCAAAGGCACAAAGGGCCGTGAGTACGTCGGCATGGGTAAAGGTGGTGGACTCGCTTATGCGCTCGCAAAGTTTGTCGCGCGTTATAGTACCGCTATAGCTGATAGCGGGGAAGTAGCGCCACTTTTGGTCGCGTGAGTTCTTGATACTACGTGTTACTAATTTAATCATGCTTGTTGCGTTTTATCGGTTTTCTTCTTGTTGGCTTTGTAGACATTCTTAAAATCGACGTTCTGGAGTAATAGCTTATTATTAATCCACGTCGAAGGCACGTAGCGCACGCGAGCTTTCTTGACGAGTTGAGAGCTTACATCGTCTTTGATCTCAACGCCTACTGACTTCGCTGTAAGGCGAAACGCTCCCAATGAACCAAGGCGAACGGTGTAACCCGATAGCAACGCGTGGAGGATTTGACGCTCAAGTTCTTTCAGCACACCCATAGCGTCGGCACGCGTGAGGGTACACTTCGCGCTGATTTCAGCGGCCAAGAGTTCGAAGTCGGTAACGGCCGCAGGTAATGGCGCGGGGTAGAACATGTTCTCGCCAGTCTTAAAGTTTTTGCGAGCGAGGGGTTTGTATAGATAGGTCATGGTAATAGTGATTTTAGGTTCGTTTTTTTAATGTGCTAATGTGTTAATGTGCTAATGTGCGGTGCTACGTATTAGCATATTAGCATTAATGTGTTAATGTGCGGTGCTGCGCATTAGCATATTAGCACATTCCCACATTAGCATATTTCCACATTAGCATATTTCCATATTAGCACATTAGCACATTGGTTACGCGCCTGCAGCGCATTTGCCCAGTGCAAAGGCTTCGGGGCGGAGCGTAGTCGTGCCGTAGTTGACGTTGAGGACGAAGTCAACGGCATCCTTGCGAGCCTGGCTATAGGGGTCGATGATAAACGAGATGTCGCCAAACATGCCCATAGGCTGGTAGCGCCAGTCGCCAAGGCCAACGAAGCCTTCACCAATGTAGTGAGTGCAGAAGACGGGGAGACCCGCAATGTGGTCGTTCTCGCATACCATGATGCCTGAGCCTGCGTCCTTAGGAGTGGCTTCGGCAATGGCCTTCTGCGCTTGTGTCATAACCCAACACAAGTTGCTACCGTCAACGCCAGAGGCCAACACGGCAGCCTTCATCTTGTTGAAGTCGGCAAAGGTAGGAGTAGCGCTCAGTGCGGTCGGTTTAGCAGCCTTCGCCACGAATGGGCCTACTAACATAGTAGCCGCGGTAGCCTTCGTGGTAGAGAACAAGATCTTGTTCAGCAACATGGCTACAGACTGAGGCATTACCTTCTTCACGATCGTTTCGATGATGCCCTCCGTCTGGATAATCGTCTGACGCGTTACAGGAATGGCTACGCCAATACGCTGAGGTGAGGCGGTGAGCTTAGAGAGTTTAATCTTCGTGTCGGTGAGCGCAACGCCCTCGCCTTGAATTTGTGCCTCAACGGCTTCGTAGGTGGGCCATACGTAGTCACCCGCCAAACCTGTAGGCATGGGGAGACCTACCTTGTCGAGGATTAAGCCCTCTACCAATGGGTCGAGAATGTCTTGTATCTTGAGCGGAATGATGCCGCCCGAAGTGGCGTCGCTCACTACCATGAGGTCGCGCATAAACACGATTTGTGTCTGTCGGCCAGCTTCCATGTTCTCACGCACCAATTTATTGGCGTCGGCAATAAGGTTGGGGTTCTGCTGCGCTTGAGCGGCTTCAGCTTGCATACGCATACGAAGCAGTTCATTGTCACGCACGAGTGCTTCGTACTCTGCGCTCTCAGCCTGGGTGCGCTCGCGCTTTTCCGTCTCGCAGAGGTCGGCAATGGCCGAGATGCGAGCGCAGTTCTTTTGGTATTTGTCAACGATTTGACGTACCGTAAGTTTTTTGTTCATAATCGTAATGAATTGTTATTAAATGGTTAATGCTTTAAAGTGATTGCTTTGCCGCGCTGCGCATGGCCTTTACTTGTTCCTCGACGCGGAGGGCGGCAGCGTTGTCTGGTTGAGGGGTTGGGGTCAATCCGCGCAGGTCGCGTGCGTTTACTTCCGTGTCGGGATAGGCGGGCATGGGCGTGAGCGTAAAGTCGTAGATGCCACGAATAGCATGAATGGTGTAAAGCGTTTCAGCCTTTCCCGTATCCTTGTTTTTGGTCGTCTCGCTCGTCACGTCGGGTTGGCGGTACGAACAAGAGAACATGAAGGAGCAGCCATCGATGTCGCCACGTCTTACGAGTTCGAGCGCGCGGTCGCCGTCGTCGGTGTTGGGCGCATCGAAGGAGAAGTGGACGCCCCGCTCGTCGATGTCGTACTGTAGCGTACCCTCTCCGCGCTTGCTGCGTGCGAGCAATGTGGCAAAGTCGTGGTTCATGGTCATCTTGATGTCGCAGCCGTCGAGTAGGTCCTTCGTTATGGCTTCGGGGGCTATCTGTTCGCGCACGACTTCGTCCTCGTCCTCCCATAGTGGGGCAGAGGGCGTGTTGAACAGAATGGCATATCCCTCAATGGTGCGGCTTTCGCCCTCGCCCTCGCTGCCTTGGCGGCTGCGCACGTGGACGGTGCCTGAGGAGTGGAATTGTAATTGCTTATTCATAAGGTGTAAATGTGCTAATGTGCTAATGTGGGAATGTGCTAATGTGGGAATGTGCTAATGTGGGAATGTGCTAATGTGGGAATGTGCTAATGTGGGAATGTGCTAATGTGGGAATGTGCTAATGTGGGAATGTGCTAATGTGGGAATGTGCT